TGACCGTGGTCTTCTTGAACGCTATGGCCGGCGCCCACGCCCCGCCGAGCAGCGCCACCGTCCCGGCCGTCCCGGTCCCCTGCACCAGCACGTTGCGGGACAGGTCGTACATGAGCTGCGAGGGCGGCGCGGCTGGTGCCGCCGATGGTGAGGTGATCGGCAGGACCCCGCCGGGGGCCACCACAAACGACCGCTCATCGGTGATCGCGCCTGAGGCCAAGGCCACCGCCGCGGGTGGCACTGTCACCTGCGCGAGGACCAGGACCGCTGTTGACGGCACCGGGATCGACGAGGATGACGGTACGGCCGGCGGGGTCGCGGGTGTGCCTGTGACCACAGCGATCCCGCAGCCGCCCGCCGAGGTGCCCGTGTCGTTGACGAACGCACACACAAGGTCGATGCGGGGGTTGCTGGGGTCCGCGGCGGCGAGGGTGAGTGTCTGCGCGGTGAGGCAGCCGAACAGGTAGCCGCCCTGCCCTGTGGTGGGGGACGGCACCGAGCAGTAGCCGGCTGCGACCTGCACGGCCAGGCCTGACGCGGCGGTGACCGCCATGGCGCCGAGGCCGGGGTACACGCCGGCGGGGACCTGGACGGCGGTCGCGGTGCCGACGTCCTGAGTTCGGCAGCCCACGTCATAGGTGCGGAACGGCACGCCCGCGTCGAGCGCAGGGCCGTCGCAAAGCCACGGCACCCCGCACGATGCACTCGTTGCCACCCCGGACCACCTGCCCCTCTCATGCGATGATGAGCAGATGGCGTTCTATGACATGCACTACCGGGAAGAGGATGGGACGTTTGGCTTCCGCGTGTACCGTCCGGTAGCCGATCGCTACGACGCAGACGGACTGGACTCGGACTCGATCCCTGAGGATTGCTGGGCGATCGGATTGCCGCACCAGTGCGACCACTGGGCCATCGCCATGTCATCCGACAGAGACGCCGTACTGGCTGAGGCGCGGCAGTTCCGCGACGAGCTGGACGCTGCGATCAGGCAGATTGAGGCGCGCTTATCAGCAATACGCGCTGCTCCAGACGACACTGATCGTCGCGCCGCCCTCGAAGGTGTCACCGGTCAAGTACACCTGCGTGTCGCCCGGGTACATGACCCACCAGGCGCTCGTCACGTCCGCCGGGCAGAAGATCGAATTAAGGAACCCTTGCCGCGCGTCCGTACTGACCACCAACTGGTCGGATGTGCCCATATTCAGTCCGGTCCAGGTGATCGCCTGCCCCGTCGCCGCGTTCACAATGCTGGGGTTAGTGATCGGCCCGGTCACCGTGATGATCGGCCGGGTCTCGAAGGTGCCCGAGTTGGTGCATGTGATCGCTGAGGCCACGGGCGGTGCGGACCCGGGGAACCCGATCGGCAACGTCAGCGGCAACGTCAGCGGGTTGATCACGGGCGGGGGGAGTGTGGCTGTCTCGGTCAGCGGGATGGTGGAGTATTTCCGCGGGTCGGGGGCGACCAGCGGGATGGTGAACTCGACGTCGATGAGGCTCGGCGTTGACATGGTGATGTTCGCCGACCCGTTCTGCCGGACGTAAATTTGCTTCGGAACAGGCTCGTTCCACACGAATGTGGCCAGGTCTGAGACGGGGATGGCTTGCACGAGCTGCTGTTTCGCGAGGTCTCTTGTGGCCTGGTCGGGTGCGGTCGCGAGGATTGTCACGGTGAGCAGCCGCGGCCCGTAATACTGGGCTGACGGCCAGCCGCCATGATCCGCGGAACGCTGAACGACCTGCCCGACAGTGGGGGGGCCGTCCCAGCCGGTGACGTTTTCCAGCAGCCACGCAACCCCGTTGGAGTCCGTTTCCCCCAGGGGGATCACGAACGGTTCGCTCGCCCATGCGGGCTGGTAGGAGATCGACCCGGTCCAGAAACCCACCTGACCTGGCGGCTGCGGGAACGTTGGGGTGATCTGCGCGACAGGGAAGTTCTCCGCCGCCAGATACGTGTCATTGTTCGGCCCGTACTGCCAGGTCCAGTTCGCCGTGTAGACGCCGGGCATCATGGTGCCGGGCACAGCCCACTGGAAGCTGTACTGGCCTACCCCGGTCCGCCACAGGACGTTCGGCCCGGCCATGGTGGGGTCGGCGCCCTGATAGGTGAACGGGCCGCCGCCGGCAACGTCCGGGACGAGCTGGACATACCCACCATAGGTGATATCCAAAGTGACGCTCAGCGGGTCGACGAGCGCGCCACCCTCAAAGGAATATGCGTTGAAGCTCAGGACGTACGGCTGGCCGGGCTGGGCCAGTTGCGGTGGCATGGGTGTCGTCATCCCCGGCCCTTCTCAAGGTCAGGGGCCGGGGGTCAGATCCAATCTGCGGCGAAGGTCAGGACACGCCGATCATCGCCGAGGCCTTCATCAGCATGGCCTGCTGCATTTCAGGGGACGGATATTGGGGTCCGAAGAACTGGATGTTCACGCCCGCACCCGTGCCGCCCACGCCGGGGGTGACCGTTTCGGGGCCGTTCTCTCCGAAGTGGTACCGGTCCCCTGAGTGCATCCCGATCCCGGCGACCGGTTCGGGGATAATCCCCCCATTCCGGTACCAATGGTCGGCCTGTTCATGAGCCCAGGCCGCTTCCGGGTCGTTATAGCGCTGTTTTATATAATTGACCATGGCTACTGCCTGGCCCGCTGCGGTGCTTGAGTTGCCGCCGTACTGGGCGTATTCGCTCGCGCCGTTGATGAACTGGGCGAGGCCGTATGCGCCGGAACCGGGGTTTTGGGCGGTGAGGCTGAATCCGGCCTCGGCCATCTCAACGTTGTAGAGCGCCTGCCATTGTGCCCCCGTCCAGCCTGCCTTGGCGGCTGCCGATTGGAGGGCAGCCTCGGCTGAACTGTTCGCGACGCCTGCGGTGCCGATCCCACCGCCCGACGCTGCGGCTGCCGCCGCGGATGCTTTCGCTGCGGCAGCAGCGGTGTTGATGGCCTTTTCCAGTTCCGTTTCCATGCCGGTGACGGTGGAGTTGTACTCATTCGTCGTCCACGTGCCCATCCCGGCGGGGGTGCCGCTGTAGTCCCCGCTGGCGAGGCCACCGGATGCGAATCCGGGCGCTTTGATGTGCCGCAGGTGGGCGAGGTGCTCTTCGTGCTGGTGGTGCAGGTGCTTGACGTGTGCGAGGTGTTCCTCATGCTGGTGGTGCAAATGTTCGAGGTGGTCGACGTGCGCGACATGCTTCTGGTGGGCGGCCACGATGGGATGGGCTACCGCCTTCGCGGCTGGCTGCGCGATGTGCGCGGAGGGATGAACGGCTGCTGTTCCCGGCAGTTCCCCCTCATGCCGCAGGTGGGTGAGATGCTCCTCGTGCTCATGGTGCAGATGCTCAAGGTGCTCGACATGCCTGGCGTGCTGGTGGTGCAGGTGTTCCAGGTGCGCGACGTGCTTCTGGTGGGCGTCCAGCGGGCCTTTGGCGCTGCCGCCTGCCGCGAACCTTTTCGCATTGACCTGGTCGAAGAACCCGGTGCCGTAGTGCTTGACCGCGTCGGCCTGAACCACGTACTCGTTGTGGGACAGCAGCGCGGGAATGTCGTCAGCTTTCGGCCGCCCGGAACCCCCGGCGATCAGGCCACCGGCGGCCTGCCCGGACGGTGTCGGCAGGATCCCGCCCTTGCCGCTTGTCTTGGTGAGGGCTTCCTGGATGCTCCATGTGCCCGTGGCGGCCTCAGTGAGACTCAGCGCCTTGCTGGCGGGAACGTTCGTGATCGCCGTGCCCAGCATGCTTACACCACGGGTCAGCCCCGCGACCGGCCCGTTCGTGGACGAAGTCATCGCCGCGTTGCCGGTGGCGATGTTCTGCGGCATGGTGGTGCCGACCGCGAAACTGAAACCTGCCGTTTTGCCGGTCGTGTCCAGTAGTGCCTGCTGCAGGTTGGCGGCGTGGGGGCTACCCAGGGTGTCCAGCTTCTGGCCGGCGGTCTGGAGATTCGCCGGCAGCGTGGTGCCCACCGCGAAACCGAGAGTCCCCGTTTTGCCTGACGTGTTCGTCATCGCCTGCTGCAGGTTGGACAGATGCGGGGTACCCAGGGTGTCGGCGGCGCCCCCGGTGGTTTTGAACGTCCCGCTCAGCGCGTTCATCTGACTGATGGCCTGAGCTGGGCTTTCACCGATCGCGATCAGGTCGTTGTACAGCACGGTGTAGGAAGGGCTTGCGTTAGCGTTCGCCACCCCGGTGTTGTGCACAGCCGTGGCATAGTTGTTCATCGCACCCTGAATGCCGACCGCAGCCCCGATCGCCTTGCTCATGTCGGCGGTCAGGTCCTGCTGGAGCGCGGTCGCAAGGTTCTGCGCGTCGATGCTCAGGTTCGACATGGCCGTAGCGGCGTTGTTGGTGTCTTTCTGCAGCCCGGTCATGCCCTGGCTGGCGGTGACCCCGGCCCATTTCTGGAGGGTCTGCAGGTTGGTGGTGGCCGGGCCGCCGGCTTCCTGCGCCAGCGCCGAGATCTGGGCGGCGGCTTCCTTGTTGGTCCCGGCCAGCGGGATCAGCACGGCCACCGTGTCCTTGATCGCCTTGACTTGCTGGTCGGCGGGCGCCTGGCTGGTCCGCATCGCGTCGAACAACTGCTCGGCGGAGCTGTAGCTGGACTGGAAATCTTGCTGGAGCTGGATGGATGCGGTGGTGACCTTCTTGCTCATGGAGACAGCGCCGTCGCCAAGCCCGGACATCTGCGCCCCGGACGCCTTCGCGTCGTTGCCGAAGGTGACGATTGACTGCGCGAAGGTCAGGAACGTGCTGACCGGGGCCGCAACGTTCTTGGTGAACGTGTCCCACGCGCTGTTGAGGTTGCTGATCGCTTTCAGCTGATCGGACGCCGCGTACGTCACGGCGGACACGTCGTTGCCGATCTGGCCCATACCCTGGCCCATGTTCGCGTACCCGGTGATCACACCCTGTATCTTCTGCATGGCCGTGTCCCAGGTTTTGTTCTGGGTGGTGGTCATGTCGGAGACCTTGAGTCCCGCGAAATTGGCGAGCGCATACGCGCCGGGCAGTGACGTGCCGAAGGTGGACGCGATCTGGTCGGCGTGCGTGACGGTGCTGCCCAGTTCCTGGTTCAGCAGGGCATGGTTGGCGGTCAGCGCCTGCGCGTCATGCGAACCCTGCACCAGGCCCAGGAAACTGCCGGTCTGAGCGGTGGTCAGATTGTCGGTCGCGGTGGCGAGCTTCTGGTTGGTGGCAACCAGCTGGGCCGCTTCAGTGTTGACGAGGCTGTAGATGCTGGCGTTCTGCACCGCTTTCTGGCTGGCGGTGACCCACTGATCGGTGGCGTCCTTCGCCCTGCTCATCCAGATGGCAAACGCTGTGATCGCGATGACACCCGTCGCGATCACAGCCACCCACGGGTTGTCCCCAATGAAGCCGAGGGCCTCGCCGAGCTTCCCGCCGGCACCGGATGCGGTGACCAGCCGGTCTCCCAGCGAACCCGCCGCGCCCGACGAGTTGACCAGAGCCGACCCGATCCCCCCGATCTTGACGGCCAGCCCGCCGATACCCGTAGCCATCCCCACCAGGGCCGTGCCGATTTTCGTCACCACGGTGACCGCCAGGCCACCCCAGAGATACAGGCCGTGCATGGCCAGCCCGGCGATCAGCAGCGGCGCCGGGAGTTTGGTGATCCAGTCGAGCAGCTGCGCCGCCGCACCCACCACCGCCAGCAGATCTTCCGCGATATGCGTGACCTCGGCGGCTTTAAGCAGGTTCGCGAAAGCGTTCCCCAGCGACACCAGGACGCCGCCGAACATGGCCAGGTCTTTCTGCCCCTCCGTCAGGAACGTGTTCAGCGCACTGCCGCCGGTCGTCATGTCCACGACGATCCGGGCACCGAACGTGTCCAGCACACCGCCGGTCTTGACCGCCAGCGAGCCCATACTGCCGAACTTTGAGTTGACCGCATCGATCGCGTCGCCGAACAGGCCCCACACTTCCGGCCGGATCGCGGTGGTCAGGTCGTTGAGGCTGTGCGTGAGGAACGGCATCGCCGTGCCGGTCGCCTGGCTTACCGTGTACAGGGCGCGCACGTGCTCGACAAGATCCCCGGCGGGGTCTCCCGCCGCGATGCTGGCCAGTGCGAACTCACCCAGACCGAGCGCCGCCGCGCCCAGGGCCGGGACCGCGACCGCCCCGAACTCGATCACCGTGTCGAGGAGCAGATGCCATACGGGGACACTCATGCCGGCAGCCCCGGCGAACAGGGGGATCTCCCTGGTGAGCAGCCCCATCCAGCCGTAGGCGCGGTGCGCCGCCTCACCGGCATTGTCTGTCGCGGTCGCCAGGCCATTCGTGGCGACTGTCGCCGCAGCGATCACCCCTGTGTCCGCGTCGAACGAAAGCCTTACCTTGTCACCCGCCGACAGTACGTCCAGCGTCGCCTTGATTGCTTCGTTCGCCGCGACCACGCTGGCCAGATCCGCTTTCGCGCCGACCTCAACCAGATCGGTCCCGCCGGCCGTGAGCCCAGCCCGGATCTCAGTGTCCGCCTTCGCGATGCTCGCCGGGTCCACGCCAACCTCAACGGGGACCGTCTCGGCCGTAAGCCCAGCCCGGATCTCAGCGTTTACTTTCGCGATGCTCGCCAGGTCGACACCGACCTCGATCGGTGCTGTCTCGCCGCCCAGGACCCCCAGTTCCGCTCGGGCTTTCGCGATACTGGCCGGGTCGACGTCGAACTGGACGGGGGCCGTGTCGCCGCCCAGCAGCCCCATGGCTGCACGGGCCTTCGCTATGGACGCATCATCAACGTTGAACTGGACGGGGATGGTCGCGTCGCCGAACGCGCCCAGCGCCGCCCGGACCTTCGCTATCGACGCATCATCAACGTTGAACTGGACGGGGATGGTCGCGTCGCCGGCTGCGCGGGTTTCGGCGTCGATCTTGGCTTTCAGCTCGTCGCCAAAATTACTGATGTCGGGGGTCACGCTTATGCGTGCGCTGCCTATCAGCAGAGACATTCCCCGGCCCCCTTATCGGCGTGTGCGGGGGGCGCTAATTAATACCCGGCATATAATCAGTGGAGAGGGCCTCCTGTCTTCTCCCTGGAGCGGGAGGCCCTCCTGATCCAGGGAGACAGGCATGGCAGACAGTGAGAAGCAGCGCGCCTACCAGCGCGAATGGCAGGCGAAGAACCCCGACAAGGTGCAGGCGTACTCAGAAAAGTACCGCGAGGCTAACCGCGACGAGATCAACGCCCGGAACCGGGAACGCTACGCGGCCAATCGCGAGAAGTTCCTCGCCAAGAACCGCACCTACCGGGATGGGAATCGCGACAAGGTTCTCGCATATCAGCGTGAGTACAATGCGGTTAACCACGACAAGAAGCACGCGAAGGCCACCGAGTACTATTGGGCGAACCGTGAAAAGGAAATCAACCGGGGCCGCAAGTACAACGCCATACCGGGTCACCGCCGCGCCGTCCAGATGCGCTACCACCACGGCATGGAGGCCGACGAGTGGGCGGCACTCCTAGATGCACAAGACGGCTGCTGCTACCTGTGCGGCTGCCTGCTCGATCCAGACGGCCGCGTCTGCATTGATCACGACCATGGATGCTGCCCAAAGAACCGGTCGTGCCGGATCTGCCGACGTGGCCTTACCTGCTCGCCATGCAACGTCGCGATCGGCATGGCTGACGATGACCCCGCACTGCTACGCCTGATCGCGGACAACCTTGAGGCCGCCCTTGCTGCGGTACGGGCGCGAATGAATGAGCGGTCAGTGCAGTTGGAGTTCGACGTCTAGCCGCCCTTTACAAGCCGCATCGGAGGTTCCTGCCCGGTCATTGCCCGGTACTGGGCCACCGACAGCGTCTTCCGCTTCGCCACCTGCACACCCGGCCGGGGGATCGGATCCGGGGCCCGCGGCGTGGACCCGGACGTGTGCGACGCCGCGTACATCCACTCCAGCCGCCGCAGCACATCAATCACCGACGCGAGCAGCATCTCCACCTGCGACCATGGTGTCCCCGCCGGGTCAAGATCAGCGGCCACCTGCGCGGCCTGCTCCGGTGCGGCACCCCGCAAAGCTGTCATCGTCGCCGACTCCGGCGGCAGATGAGACACCAGCACCGACAGTTTCCGCGGTGACAGCACCCCGCGGCACGCATCCAGCAGATCCATGCGGTAGTAGCGGTGCAGGTCCGCTTCTACGGCTCCGGCGTGGTCCCGGAGGAGCCGCCCGAGCCTTGGGATTCCCCCAGTTCAACACCCGAATGCGCGTACCACTTACGCTGCAGCTCGTTGTACCCGCCGGAAGACAGCGGGATCTCCGTGAACTCCTCCCACTGATCCCCCAGCGCCAGTTTCAGGAACTTATGGCCGGTGAGCAGCCCACTGAAATCCTTCCCGCCGGCGACCGGCAGCCAGTCAATGTCCGCCATGTGCGCGGCGGTGAACTCCCGGCCGGCGAGCCGGAACCGGAACGGCTCCTTCGCCGCCTCCTTGACGAACACGTCCAGGTCGAACACGCCATCCCCGTCCGGGGCCGCAGCAGGCTTCCCTGCCGGGTTGCCTTTCCCTGTGGCGGTCATCAGACAGTCGCCGGGAAGTTGTCGAGACGGTAGGCGGTGTTCCCTGACGTGTCCGGGTAGCAGGTCATCGTCACGTCCGCTTTCGACACATCCTTCTGGTCGTACACCACATCAGCGACCTGGGTGACCTCCGCGACCGGCGCGTAAATCTGCTGGATCGAGTTCCCATCCGCGATCCGGAACAGCCACGGCCGCCGGTCCGGGTACAGGTTCGCGTTCTCCTGCACCGTCCGGAACCCGTTCACATCCCGGGCCAGCGTCGACAAGGACACCCGGAACAGCACCGACTGCACAATGTCCCGCTCAATCTCCAGCATCGTCAGCTGGAAGCTTTTTTCCTGATCGGTGTAGATCGTCCGGTACGGGGTCTGCACGCCGATCGCCATCACACTCTGCGTGGTGATCTTGAACCCTTCGGTGAGGCCCGCCTGATCACAGGCACCCACCTGAACCCACCCGGTTGTCACCACCGCGGTCGGGTCAACCGGCACAGCCGGGGCCGTCCCCCCGAAGTCGACGGTGAACGCGACAGCATTACCCGCGTTGAGAGTCAGGCCCTCTTCGCGGCTCACGGTAAGCGCCATGACCTGCTCCTTTTTCTACGCGGGTGCTGCGTGAAGGTTGATCTCGTACGTTGCGTTGAACCGGCGGACCGCCAGATCGGCGTACGGCAGCCACCGGGGCCCCGCAACCGTGTTCACATACCCGGCGACCGCGCCGCCCGTCACGGTCCCCTGAAACTGGAAATGCAGCAGGTTATGGACCTGCCGGGCCAGCAGCGACGCCGACGCCCGGGTCGCCCCGTACGAGTCGACGGAGATGACCGGCTTGTCGATGATCGACTGAATGTCCGCGCCGGTCGTCCGGTACAGGCGCACAATCGGCGCCTGGTTTTCCATCGCGTACGGGGTTTCCGCGACCACCCGGGCGACCGTCCCGTACACGGCCGCGAGCTGGCCGGGGAGCCACCCCGTGAGGACCTGCTCAATGTCAGGGAGCAGTGCGGGCAGCGAGGAGGCAGGTGCGGCCGGCGGTCCGCCGCCGACCGGGCTGTCGACGGGCGCGAGGATGCCGGCCCTAGTCACGCGCGCCCTCAACCAGGGCTTTCAGCATCGTGTTATAAGGCTCTCTGCCGGCATGGCCGTACTCGACGTACAAAGCTTCCGGGGCGTCGTTGACAAGTTCCGCCCACGCCCGGTCATCGTGGACACCGCCATAGTCGCCGCTCTCGACGTGGAACGAGGCCAGGTACCGGCCCGAATGCTTGTCTGTGGCCGGGTCGCCGACGGGGGCGATCGACTCCGCGAGCGCCTTCGCGTTTTCCATCCGCCGTTCCATCTCCGCGACCATGAACGGCGCGTTCAGCATCAGGCCGAGGCCTTGGTACGACAGGCTGACCTCAACATCCACGGCGAACCCTCTCCCCGCACACGCTAGAGTGTGTAAATATGAGGCGGAACGTGACCATCGGATGCTCGGTCTACGCTGACAGCGACGGGGGCGTCGCCTTCCTTGACACGCCTGAAGGCGTCATCCCGCCACCCTTCATTGCGCACATGACCTACCTTGGGCCGCCCTGCGACGTGGTGACCATGGCCGTCAATCGGTTCCGCACACAGCAGGAACTGGCCGTACTGCTCGGCACCCGGCAGCAGTACATCTCGCGGTGGATAAACGCAGAAATGTCACCCGTGCTATCCGATGAACAGTGGGCGGTACTCGTCCGCCTTGCCATCGCGCCCCTCAGCCGGTGATCCGGTCCAGCTCAATCTGAACCATGGAAATACCGGACCACGGGGAAATGATCAGCCCCGGGTCACCGTCAGGCAGCCACTCCTGCCCATTGATCAGCACCTGATCCGTCACCGCAAAATCGATCCCCGCCGGCGCGAACATCGTGTACCCGGTCGCCACCGAGAACTCGCCTTCCAGGTTCTCCCCGAACCCGCCGGGCCTGGTTGCCCGCGGCGGCCGTTTCAGCAGCAGCGGCATCAGGATCACCTGCACGTCCTGCGTGCTGATGATCCCGTACACGTCGTCACCGTACTCATCGGTGCCGGTGACACCCTGCTTCTGGATGGTGACGGTCTGCGCGAACGGCCAGTTATCGAACTGGATGCTCACCGCAGCCTCGACTGCAAGGTGCGGACGTTCCGGCGGTAATCCTTCAGCAACTCCAGGTCCGCCTGCGTAAGCGCGACTTTCACCCCGCCGCCGGCGGCTTCCATCCGGTAGGAGTACGGGCCGATCGTCTCCCCCACCACACCCGCCGCCACCGTCGGGGACGTCAGCACCGACAGGGCCGCGTTCGCCGCGACCATCGTCACAATGTCCGGGATGTAATCCCAGCCATAGTTGTAGGTGACCCGGAACGTCCCCGGATACGAGTCGGAATCCTCGATCCATGACTCGGGGAGGTTGATGATCCCCCAGTGCCCCGGGTGGATCCGGATGATCCCCACCCCGTCGAACGTGAACCAGGTGATGTTCACATCCGGGAGCATCATGCCCCCGCCGATCGCCACCACCGTACTCACCGAGTTCACCGGGCGGCGGGGCAGCTCGATCTCACTGTCATGCCCGTAGAGGATTTCGGTGATGTCCTGGTCGGCGGTGAAAGCGTTCCGGCAGTACCGGCGGATCTGCGCGCTCGCATCCTGCAGCAGCGGGTAGGCGCGGGTTTCCTCGCTGGCGGTGAGGGGGCGGCCGAGGCGGGCGGACAGGTCCGTGGTGGAGGCAAGCGGCGGCAGGTAACCCATGGCTCACCCCCGCGCGTGTCGCTTGACTTAAGGCTAGAGGATGCTTAAGCTTGCTGGATGAGTGAGCAAGAGATCGGCATCGAGCAAGCACGCGGCCAGCTCGGGCCACTAGCCATCGCCGCCGCGACAGAAGGCCAGATCACCTACCTGACCTCACACGGCCACCGGGTCGCCGCGATCGTCCCGCTCGGGCTAGTCACCAACCAGCCGGCCGAACAGCCCGCGGCGAGAAACCCCCGGAGAGCAGAGAAGTGAGCGACAACCTGAACACCCTGCGCGCCCAGCTCGCCGAACTGGAACGCCAAGTAGAGGTCGCCAAGCAAGCCAAGGCGAGCAACTGGGAAGACGCGCTAGACGGCCTCTACAACGCACTGAACGAGTACATCGACCACGAGACCCTGCCTAACGGCTATCTCTCCGGGAAACACGGCGTGAACGTCTCTACCCTGCATCGGCTGCTCGTCAGGAAGACGTGGCAGCACGTGGCCTGACCGGACAGTAAGGGGCGGCCGGGCCGCGATCCGGCCGCCCTTTACTGCGTTTGTCAGGTCGCGACCAGCCCAAACGGGAACCGCGAGCTGATGCTCTTGTTGGGCTGCATTATAGTCACGGGGTTTGCAACACTGTACGCCAGCCGCAACACGAGCCTCATAGCTACCGCGTCCTGCTGCATGAGGTTAAGAACTACGCCGCCCGAGTCGTTGGAGATGACACCTTCGGTGAACAGCTTGAACGAGATGTCCTGGCGGATGCCGATGATGGCCTTACTCCAGTCGCCGGCGATCACCTGTGCTTTGGTGCCGTCCCAGCTCCCGTTGTCGATCATGCGGAGGGGGTACCCGTAGAGGGCTCCCTGGGCGGGCTGGTTCCATGATGCCTGGCCGCCGGCGTTCTGCATGTCGGGCTCATAGATGGGGATGCCCTGGGCGGACCGGAGGCCGATGAGCCGCCAGTTGAGGCCGGGGCGGGCGGCGAACCCGTTGACGGTGTACCCGGTCTGCGCCATGGAGTCGCCGAGGGAGGCCACGGACTGGCCGAAGTCGGCGGCGGCGAGGGTGCCCGCAGCGTCGGTGTAACCGTCTTTGACGGTGTTCCCCGCAGCGACGGCGGCGGTGTAGATGTCGGTGCCCCAGGTGGTGGGCTTCCCGTACCCCCAGAGGACCGCCTGGTCGATGAGGTTCCCGGCCGCCTCAACCATCCGGGGCTGCACTTCATTCCAGATGGGCACGTCAGCGTCGTCGAGGTACGCCTCGGGGATGGGCAGGATGGTGGCGAGTTCCTCCACCACCAGCGTGACGTTCTTCCATGCCTGGGAGCCGGTCTGCTTCATGCCGACGTCTTCGCCGGGCGTCGACTGGGACACCCAGTAGGCAACCGGCAGAACGTCGAGGACGGGCAGCCGCTGAGTCTTAGCGGACAGGGTGGTGCGGCGCATCAGGGACAGGGCCGCGGATGCCTTGGGGAGTTCCTGGATGATCTCGGCGGAGAGGGGTTCGGGGACGAGGGCGTCGGATGTGCCCGCCGCGGCCCGGAAAACGCCAGAGTTGTAAGTGGCCACGGGTGCTCCTTTGACTGTGGGGCGGCGAGCGCGTGGCCGTTCTCCGGCTTGCCGCTAGCGTGGGCTGTGATGCATGAGGTGCTCCCGTTGCGGGAAGGGGCGTGTCCCGTTGCGGGTCACGCGGGGTGGTGCGGACTCAGCGGCCGAGCATCTGCCGGAAGAGGTCGTTGCTGTTGCGGGCCACCTGGTCGCTGGCGGGGGCGGCGCCGGCGCGGAGGGATTCAACAGGCACCTTGTTGCGGAAGAACGGGTTGGGGGGCTGCTGCTGGACCGCGGCTGCCGCCTCGGCGGCGGTGGCGTGGCCGTTCTGCTGCCCGTTGCCCTGCCCGTTGGTGGCGGCCCGTTCGTTGATGGCGGCGGCGAACGCTTCCGCGCGGGCGTTGATTTCCTCCTCGGTGCCGCCGCCGAGATGATCGATGAGGGAGGCGGGCAGGTCGTAGGCGGCGGCGGCCATCACCCGGTGCAACTGGGCGCCCTTCTCTGCGGCCTCAGCCCGGTAGGCGTCCCGTTCCGCCTCAAGGCGTTCCTGGGCGCTCATCTGCGAGCGTTTGATGTCCTCGAGTTCTTTCGCCGCCGCGGCGTTGGATTTGGCCCGCTGCTCCTGCTTTTTGGCGATGGTCTTCCAGTGGTCGAGCTGGGCTTGCAGCGGATCGGGCTTGCCGTCACTGTCACCCTCACCGTCCCCGGTCTCGGCCATGCTGGCGAGGAGTTCCGCCGCAGCGTCGTCGCCCCCGGCCGCAGTGGTGCCGTCCTGGCCGCTGGCCGCACCCTGGGCGCCGGTCGCGGTGGCGGCCTGGCCGTTCGCCGCAGTCGCGCTCGCTGCGCTGTCGCTGCCGTCAGGGCCCGTTGCGGTTCCCTCGGCTGCCGCGCCTGCGTCTTCACTCATGTGGTGCTCTCCCGTTCCGGGTATGCGAAAGGCCCCCGCGCGCTGGCGTGAGGGCCTGAGGGTGGGCGCCTGCCGTTACGGCCGGCGCCCGGGACTAGCTACGTGTTGCTGCGGTACGCGGCCGAAAGGACACATTTCACGTTCCCCGTCCCGGCGTAACTGGCGAGGACCGCGTTGTAGTACCGGTATGAGGGGGTGCGGACGGTGCCGGACGCGGCCGTGGTGCTGGCGACCGACGCGATCGTCACCCACGTGGCGCCGTCGTTGCTGCCCTGGATGGTGACCGTCCCGGCGGTGACCGTGCCAGGGGCGGTGATCTGGTAGTTGACGATGTTCGCGCCTGGTGTGGCGCCGAGGTCGAATGTGGTGCCGGTGCCGTTCGCTGATGCGTTCAGCAGCAGGTACGGCGGTTTGCTGGCGGTCATGCGGTTCCCCTCCTAAAACATGCCGATGGAGCCGCCGGCGCTGCCCGCCGCCGCACCGCCGCGGAACCCGGCACGCAGGTACACGGCACCCGTCCCGGTGTAGCCGGTGAGGACCGCATTGAACGCCCGGTACGTGGACCCGGGGTTGAACCACACCGCTGAGCAGCGCAGCCCGCCGGTGAACGTGAGGATCGGCGTGAACGTGGATGCGTCCGGGGAGCCGTTGACGGTGATCGTCGCGGCGGTCACCGTCGGATCGCAGGTCATCATCGCGTCGACCCGGGTTTTCGTGGCCCCGGCGCCGAAGTCCTGGGTGGTGCCGGTCTGGTTCGCGGACAGCGGCGCCGCACCGCTTGAGGATGGCGGGGCGGTGAGGGTCAGCGCCGTCCCGATCGCCGTCGGGGAACCGGAGCCCTGCTGCCGGGTGAACGTGGTCCCGCCCACCTGGGTGACATAGGCGTACCAGCCGCCGGTCGCGGACGGCACCGAGATCGGTGAGGGGATCGTGATCGTTGACGTGGACCCGGTGGTGGTGACCGGCCCGTTCACCGACGCGACCGTCTCCCCGCTCGCGGTCACATAGGAGACCACCACCCCGTACACGCCGGCGAGGACCGTCCCGCCGGTTGTGGCGGTGGTGGGGACGGGGGCTGCGGGCGGCAGGCCGTTGACCACCGTGTTCAGCAGCAGAGTGTCGGTCAAGAGGTCAGCCGCCCTTTCGCTTGTCGTCGCTGTCACTGTCTTTCAGGGATCCGTCCGCTTGCCACGTGGCAGGTATGCGCGCCGAGAGACCCAGCGCCTTGGCGCGGGCCATCACGTACCTGCGGACGGTCTCGCGTTCGGCTTCGCTGTGCTGACCGGAGTCGTCGGTGGCCCGGCCCACGGCGCGGATCGCGTTGTCCAGGTCGTCGGCGTTGCGGATCTGGAATCTTGGCCTGCCCCCGGCCGTCTTGGGTGGCATCGCCTTGCCCTGCTTCTGCAGTTTCCGCATGGTGGCCACATCGGGCTGCGCCATCGGCCCTCCCCGGTGGTTATCGTGAGTGAATGAGCGACATCACGGATGAGGGCCGCGAGCCGGTGCAGTGCTGGGTTGACGAGGAAGACTGGGGCCGCACTCTTGACCCGTCACTGCCACCCGGCGTGATCGCGCTCCAGGACGGCGCCGGCTACTGGTGGCGCTACCCGCTGGCCGAGTTTGACGTTCCGGGCGACTGTGCAGAGTGGACCCTGTGATCTTCGGCCCGGATCATCCGGCGAACCACTTCAACTGCGACTCCGGCTGTCCCTGTACCTGCGGCAACCGGGAACCGTACGAGGCGAACGCTGGGACAATGTGCAGGGACTGCTTGGGGATGATCGAACGGAAACGGGTCCACCGTTTTGAGCACATCGCCGAGGTCGGTGGCATCACGATCCTGGGCGGCCGGTTCGATGAGATCAACCAGTAATGGTTTAGATGTCGCACTCGGCGCAGACGTCGTAGACGGTCAGGGGCGTGAAGCCGCTCGCGCTCATCTGGTAGATGGGTATGCGGATCCTGGCCGGGAGCATGCATCGGTCACACCACAGCCCGGTCTCAGGCTCACCCGTGGTGATCCAGACGTAGCCGTTCATGCGGGCAGTTGCTTGCCCTGGGCATCCCACCAGCGCCGCCATGCATTCCGGGCGTCCTTACCGGACAGGCCGTCCGTGACCTTCCACCAGGCCGCCTGCAGATCCTTGCTGTACAGCAGTTCCGCGTCGTCATTGCTAAATCCGGCCACTGCGACGCACCTGCAGCTGTCGTGGGCTGAGAACCCGGCGGCTTGCTCTGTCTTGTAGGCGAAACCACGGCTGGCGAGTAGGGCGCAGAAACTGCACGGGTTCGATGCGGTGACCCGCGCCCACCCGATCGCTTCCGGGTCGGCTTTGACCGCCTCGATCACAACTTCACGGAGAGGCTGCAGCACCAGTCGCGACGCTGCCCCGGACATCCGCACCCCGGCGCCCTGCAGCGCCTGCTGCGGGGTTTTCCCCGCCTGGATACCCCTCAGGAACGTCCACGGCCCCGTCGAGTCCAGCGTCCCGGACAGGACTGCCGCATCCACCGGCGGCACCCCGGCGGCCTCGAACACGCCTGGCACCCCGGCTGCGGCGCGGGCCTGCGCGTAATAGTCCTGGCCCATCTCCGCGGCCACCAGCCGCCGGTTATGCACCAGCTCGGTGACCGCCGTTTTCACTGCCGGCCAGGATTTGCGGGCCTGGCGGGGGTCGAACAGGTATAGCCATTGGGTCAGGATGTCCCGGATCACCTGCGCACCGAACAGGGCGGAGCTGAAGCGGAACATTTGCGCCTGCATCTGCACGGCGGAGGTAACGAACGGCTGCGCGACCGCAGCGGCTTGCTGTGCGGGAGCCGTGGTGGTCGTGACCGGCTGGCGCTGCTGTTGCTGCGTCTGCGGGGTGGTCACGGGCAGCCCCTCGCGCTGTCGGCATCGGTACGCTTAGGTGAGGGCCGGCAGGAGGCCCCGGCCCGGCACTTTGCAGAGAGTTGCATACCGAGCGGGCGAGCCGTAGCTGTCGGGTTTGTGTTCGGCGGTCAGGCTGAGGCTTAAGAACGAGGCTGCCTCTGCGCGCCTACTCCTGCCGGCTCTCACCCGCCCGCATGTCTCAACCGCAACGGCTGCGGGACCAGCGGATCCGGGCCCTCAGCCTCCGGCGTCCGCCTGATCATCTGGTCATAGATCCCGGTGACGACTAGATTCCCGGCTCTTTGCCCGACGCGGGCCCCTGCCATGGTTCCGCGCCCGGCTGCGGGCTCCCCGCACCGATCGCCCCATGCGTCATCTGAGCCTCGATCATCTGATTCAACTGCTCCAGCGCATCCCCGGAGGTCGCGGCAGCCTTCCACTGCTCCACCTCCTGCGCACTCACACCAGGGATCTTGTGCCACAACTCGGTTGCCGGCACACCCAGCATCTGGGCGAGTTTCCCGAGCGCGTCGACGGTCGCAGCGAACGCCCTGGCTGAGGTGTCCCGCCACGTGACGCTTGAGTCGGTGTCGTTCCAGCCGTCCTTATCCCCCGCGGCGAGGGCGGCGAGCTGCATGGTCTGTTTCCATGGCTCGGACAGGACGCCCTGGGCCTCTTCAACCTTGCGGTCCAGTCCGTCGCGCGCCGCAGCCAGAGCTTCCGCACTCAAGTTTGCAATTTGTCCCAAAAGGTGATACGGGGGGACTTGGGAGATGGTGGCCATGTGCCGGATCGACGCTTCCCGGCTGTTCAGGAAGCCCGTCACATCGGTCTGGCCGAACTCCCCGAACTTCGTGTCGGCGTCCTCGGCGACAAACAGGCGATCCACCCCGGACCGGAACGGCTCCCTCGGGCGCCCCTCTTCGTCGTCGGGGACCATGCCGGTGACCCACCGCTGCCGGAACGCCCCGTACTGCTGGGCCATCAGCAGGTTGAACGTGGTCGTGTTGATCTGATCCTGCAACGGAATCAGGGGCTCAACCTCGCCGGAGACATCCATTTCCCCGTCAAGGTCGATCTCATGCAGGAACCGGACCACCGGGCATACGCCGAGGCCGTGTTCCTGAATGCTGGCCTCACCCCGGGGGATCACCGGGTCACCGAGTTCGGGCCAGTGGACTTCAGCAGAGTTCACCGCACCGGTGAGGGTGTACCGGCATTGGTCGTCGTAGAGGTAGACGATCCGGTACTGGCCGCGGGTGGTCTGGTGGATGCGTTCCTCGACCGCGTATTCGGGCCACGGGTCGTCGACATCATCGGAGTACAGGGCGGTCATGCGGCGGGGTGAGACGGGGCGCATGACGGGCTGCGGGTCGCCGGGCAGCACCGCCATGTATGCGGCCCCGTATTTCATGATGGAGCGGTGCAGGCCATGCTGGCGGGCGGCGAGCCGGTTTGCGATGAAGATGTCCCATGCGGCGGCGTTTTCTTTCCCGATGCCGAGGACATCCCCGCTGCCTTCACTGCCTTGGGTGGTGCTGCCCTCACTGCCGGGCGCCGGGTCCGATCCGGGCAGTGAGGCGCGGTAGCCGTCCACATGCAGCTGCTGGCTGACCGTGGACACGACGAGCGGCAGGTAGTTGACGGTGGACCGTTTCAGCAGCCACTTGTACTCGGTGCGCGCCCCCTGCGGCACGTAAACGGAGTCGTGGTCACCTTTCATGTATTTGGCGATCCGCTGGAGGCGGTGCTGCTCGTTGCGGCGGAGGACGAGGATTTGGGCGCAGATGCTGGGCACGTCGCTGATGTTGAGGGTCACCCGGTGAACCCCCTCATGCTGGCGTGCGTGATATCTCAGACCGTGGATAACGTATAGCCGTGATACACTGAACGAGTGAAGCGCACCACGGAGACTTGCCCTCACTGCGGCGGGCCGATGCCGCCGGCGAGGATATGTGCCAGGCCGGACTGCGGGCAGGAGTTCCGGTTCCGCCGGGCAGACGCCATCTACTGCACGAAGCGGTGCGCCCGGATCATGGCCCAGCGTGAGCTACGGGCACGAGCGAAGGAGAGTCAAGCATGAGGGTTGAACTGGACACACGCCACTACGGCGTACATGAACTGGCCCGGGAGGCGGAGATCCCCGGCGAGTTCAGCGACTACGCCACACCCAAGCCCGATGAGGTCAGGCACGACGAATACACCATCGACGAGGACAGGCTAATTGCGGCACTGCCTGAGGGCTTCCTGCCGGCGTATCCGCGCCGCCGCGTCCTGCTAGCCGTGGGGGATGAGGATGGCGCCACTGGACAGTCCGGCCTGACCCGGTTCCGGGACTGGGCGAAGTACTTCGACGCCTACACGCTGACGCTCATGCGGCCAGCGACGTGAGCGGCGACGGCTTCAAGCGCGGCACAAACTACAACCGCCGCATGGCGGCGGCGAACTATGACCCGCGCGCCGAACTCGCCACAGGGAGTGCGCTGGCCGCAAAGTGTGCCAGCGGTGAGCACGACGAGCAGGTCGTCACGCCGCGCTACCGGGTGTGGTCGTGGGTTGATAAGCGCCACCGGGAGAACGGTGAGCGATACTGCGCCCGGTGCGGTCTGACCGCGCCGCCCGTTCCGGCCGAGGGAGAAGGTTTGATCCAATGAGCAGCACCGAACCGGACGCGACCCGGTACTCATTCACCCGCAGCCAGCTAGTCGACGCCATCGCCTGCTGTGTGGTGAACGTCAAAACGTCCGGCCCCGCCGCCGGGATGATTCTGGCCGAGTCGATGGCCGACGCCATCATTGAGGCGCTCGGCCTGAACAGCAACGCTAAGGAGAACCAGCGATGACGCCGCTACCTCCGCAAGTCGATCTGAGCAAGAGCCCACGGCGGGTCACCTGTGAATGCGGCTGGCCCCATGGGCATTGCGAGACCTGCGCCCGGGTCTGGGGTTACACCGCCGTACACATGACCCCGGACGGCACGTGTGCCATGTACGGGCACAGGGAAGGCAACCTCAGTTGAGCTACCTGGACGCAAGGATCGTCATCCGCGCACCACAGGCCAGCGACATCGTGATCACACGGCGCGAGACCGGCGCCCTGAGCCTTGAACTCGGCGAAACCCTGTCGTTCGTCGTCGGAACCGGTGTCGCGACGAACGACATGCTCCGCGACGAGGCCGCCGCGATGCGGCAACTGGCCGAATCCGCTGGGCGTGTCGCCGGGGAACTGGAGGCGCGACTCGCCGCGAAGCGGCTACTGCGCGACATCAAGTCCGCCGAGACGCACGCAGACCGTCCCGTGCCGAGAGAGACGGGCGACCTTAACCCGGAAGACGTAATGGAGGCATGACTCCGGTGACCGACTGGACGGCGTGCAGCGACCCGCCGGAGGAATCATGCAGTGACGCCGGCTGCCCGGTCCACGGAGACGCTGGCCTATGCCCGGACTGCGGGCGCGGCGACTGTACCGGGGAAGACTGCTACTGGCCGGACGAGGCAGGGCTGCGGTGAGCGACCTGACCGGCGGGGAGCCGGAAATGCAGGAGTGCGATGACCCGATCCAGTGCTGCGACCCTCGCTGCGACGGGCAGTGGCATCCGTGCGCGGCCTGCAACGGGACCGGGCTAGCTAAGCATCAGGTCATCTGGTGACGGCGTTCCGGGACGCGGCGGCGACGTCCAGTCGTGGCAGTTACCGCAATAGCCCTCACGGACGTCACTCTCGTTATGGCTGACCATGCCGCAGCGGGGACAGGTGATAGAGGCCATGGCCAGAGCGTAACCGTAGCGAGGTTAGGAGAAGCCCCATACCTTGCCGCTGCGCTGCCTGGCGCCGCGTTTCTCCCACTCCGGTGACGCCAGCAGCAGCCGGCGGACCATCCGGGAGCCGATCACGCACACCGCCGCGTCGATCTTCTTGCTTGAGCCGCGGGATTCCTTCGAGATGGAGATCCCCCACCGGTTCGGGGACCGCCGCGCGTTCACCACATGCCGGCCCACCCTGGAGTCCCCGTCATGGGTGAACGCCTTCTCCTCGATCTCCGCTGCGCAATGTTCCGCGGCCATCGTGAAGTCATACACCCGGGTCCGCATGTCCCACGCCACCGGCTGCGGATCCTTCCCGCCCGGCACAGCCCACACCATCAGCTGCTCACCGTACCGTTTCGGCCACTCCACCTTCGTGAAGCTTTCCCATTCCTTTACGTCAGCGAAAAACCCGCACACGTTCCAGCGGTCAAACATGCGTTCCACCGCCGCGTCGACCTCAAGGACCGGCACCACGGACTCCGGGTGCCCCACCTCGGGTTCCCACACGTCGATGCAGAACACGTGGCCGGTTTCCACGTGGCAGGCGATCAGCGCGGTCGCGTCGCTGGCGCGGGAGCCGTCAAAGAACGCCACAATGTCGTCGCCGTCGCTGATGACCTGGGACGGGTCGGCGATGGCCGCCCATTGCTGCGGTGTCACCCACGCATCAACGCTGGCGGTCGGCTGGTTCAGGTAGAAGCGGCGGGCCTCATCCGGTTTCGTGCGCAGCGACAGGATGCGGTCCCGGATGACTTCCTGATCCACCCAGAAGGAATCCCCGTAAGCATGCGCGATGCCCTTGCGCAGCGACTCATCATCAGTGAGGTCCGTGCCCGGCGGCGCAACCCGGGCGTCATACAGGATCAGGGCCCCCGACTTGGTGCGCCCCTCCTCCTGCGCCGCCCAGGCGTCGAAGGTTGCCTCCGCGACCGACCCGGCACCCGGTTCCCAGGCGTTCGCGGTCTCAATCGCCCTGCTCCCGGACTTGGCCAGGTTGCGGTCGATCGTCGCGGCCAGGTCGACGCCGCCGTTCGCTTTTTTCCAGTGCTCCGGTTCGTCTTCCGCGCAGAACGTGACCTCGGCACCTTCCGCAGCGGATGCCGACGACGTGATCGCCTCAAGCTGGCCGCCACCCGGCGAGTAGATGACCGTCTTGCCGGGGTCCAGGTGATATTCCCGGACCACCCGGGATGCCTTGCCGGTCATCGCCCGGATGTGGCGCATCGTGTTCGCCGTCGCAGACTCGCTTACGCCGGCGACCTGTACGAGTGGCATGTCTACCGGCTTGCCGCGCACACCGCCGGGCTTGTCTTCGTCGAAGCGGTCAAGCCGGACCGGCGCAAGCAATTCGGTTAGCGATATTGCGGCTACACTGGGTGACTTTCCGGTGCCCTTCGAGTGGCGGCGCACCCCGTGCTGGTAAACCCACCGGCCATCCGGTCGCAGCGCATACCAGTGCAGGATGAAACGAACCTGCGACTCGGTGTACTCCCAGTTCAGCCCCGCCCGTGGCCCGTTCGGGTGCCGCAGCCACGTCGCCGCCCACTCGATCGCGATCCACCCGAGCGTCAGATCCGGGATACCCGTAGGCAGCGTCACCAGACGGTCAGCAGGAGCGACCAGGCGGTTACGCGCCTCCGGCGAGCTTGTCACGCCATGCCCTCATGCTTGCGACGCCGGCCTCTTTGTCGGGGTCCTGTGCGTCGCCGCGCTCGAGCTCGATCCGCACCCGCCGCCGGTCCCCTTCGGTCGTCAGCAGCCGCGCGCTCGCGCCCTGCCAGGCGGCGAACAGCATCGCGGACAGTTTCTCCGCCAGGAACATGTCCGACAGAACCTGGGCGGACACCCAGGCTTCCATCCAGTCGGACGGCTCGTAGAAGGCTGCCTGGCCGGAGGCTTTCAGCGCCCAGTACCAGCGTTTCGCCGCCGGATGCCAGTCCTTCGCCGCCGCGGGGATACGCGCAGTACCCGTGGCGGCACCTTTGGTGACCGGGCCGCCTTCCTTGTTGGTTCTGCGCCTCTGATCGGCCCTCTTCGGGACCGGGCCTCGAACACCCATCGTTGTTTCCTCCCGTTCCGGGAATGAGGGGCCGGTCCCGTTGCGGGACGAGTCCCCGATAGTGCTGTTACTTTGTGGCGCCCTTCGCGGTGGCGGCCTTCACGGGCTCAGGCTCGGATACCACTGCCGACTTCGGCCCGGCGATCGTCGCGGCCACGGGAGTATGCGCATGGGCGTGCAGGCCCTCAATGCGGCCCACGAAGGTGCCGCCGAACAGGCTGGACTGCGTCCCGTACTTGGACAGGACACCCCGGAGGGCCTCAATCAGCCCCTCCTCGGATTCCTTGTTCTGCAGGTGACCGCTCGCGTTCAGGGACCAGGTCATGCTCATCTCGCTTCCGTCGTTTGCATAACCGCTTGCGGTCACGTATGCTCAAACCATGGAGACCAGGACAAATGCCAAGGCAACCCGCCGCAGGAAAGCGAGCTGGACGGAGCGCATCGTCCTCTCCGTCCGCATCCAGCGCGAAACCAACACCCGCCTCACCAAGGCCGTCGCGGACACCGACCGCGGACCACAAGACATCGTGGAAGAAGCCCTCAACCGCTACTTCGACCACCTGAAGATTCCAGCCGCAAACCAGCTCGACCAGGGGGAACCATCATGAACATCACCCAGTACACGACCGCTTGCGGCGCGATCCGCTCCGTCACCGGCCCCGCCGACGCGCTCGGCGTCACCATCTGCATCGACGCCGGTATCACAGCCCTCGCCAACGGCGACCAGGACGTCGCCAGCGCCATGCTCGACGAAGCCGCAGCCCGCGCCGGCATGATCAGCGACGAAAAGCTTCGCGTCCTCCACCGGGCACGTCTCGCCGGGAGCAGGTCATGACCCGCATGGACGACGCCGCGGCCGGGCTCGAAGAACTGGCCGGACTGATCAATTTCCGCGTCGGCGCCTGGCAGGACTTCGGTTACGCGGAGCCGCCGGCGCCAGAGTGCGCGACGATCCCGCCATTGGGGCAGCGCAGCGCCAAGGCGATCAAGGCCGGGCACGAGGCGATCAAGGACATTGACCAGCTGATTGCCCGGCTTCACCAGGTCCGCGCTCAGCTGGTGAGCGAGCTTCGCCAGGACGAGGACGTGCGCACCGGGCGCATCGGCGAGCCGCCCGGCGGTGTCCTGGGGCCGCCTCAGGAAGTTCTGGACAAGATGGCGGCGCGGGGAATGCGCGAGCTGACCGGTGTCCCCGTCACCGGCGTCACTGCGGTTCATTGCGCGGGAGGTGCCACTAAATGACCACCCGCCAGGCATCCCGCCGCATCGGCCAGGGCCCCACCTGGGCCATCTGGTGGCTAATCCCCATCCTCATCGGCTTCTGGCCGCTCGTCGCCTTCGCCCACTACCCCCCTGACAACAAGCCCATGCAATTCACCGGCCCCGGATGGATCGCCGAAGCCATCTGGATCGCCGCCCTCATCGCGACCGGTACCTGCATCGCTGTCTCACGCCACCGGGCCGCCACGGCGGTAAACCCCGCCGGCCATCCCGTCCCCCGAACGGTAAACCCGGCCGACTCACTAACGGGACGGCCTCGCGGCCGTAAGCTCACAGACCCGCTAGGCGCGGCGTCAAAGCACATATCCGGCGTGACCCGGAGCCAAGGAGCCGAGCGCCGCCCCCGGCGTGAAAACACTCCTGCGCCACCCGCCTAACGGCCGATCGAGGGCCCTCTCCCGCCAGGGAAGGGGTCCTTGATCATTTCCGTGGCCTCCCAAACCCGTATGGGGCGCGGCTCGCTATCACGTGCCGGTCAAAAAAAATGTGTGCAATGGGGGTCATACCCCACCCTTTCGGGGCATTCCTTCCGGGGCGGCCGGGCTCCGGCGGGGCGTCTCCCGTTTGGCTTCCCTTGCTGGGGGGAAGGCGACCTGGCTTGGATGGGTGCGTGCCGCGGGTGGGTGCGCATGGCGTGCGTGTGGTGTGGCTAGGTGATGCCTGGGTGCGGCTCGTGTGGGCGTGCGCGCGGGCGTCTCGCGCGGGCGACTGCGGCGGCTTGTGCGCCTTGCCTGCCTGTGCGTGCGCGGTGGTGTGGTGTGCAGAGCGCCCGTAGCGCGGCTGGGTTGTGGTCGGCTGGGTGGCCGGTGTGGTCGACGTCGGTGGCTGGTGCGCCGCAGGGCGCGCCACTGGGCAGCGTCCAGGTGCACCGGTGGTGGTCGCGTTCGAGGATGGCTGCGCGGATGGTGGGCCAGTCTGGTGGTAGTGGTGCGGTGCGCCAGCTGCCGGCCATGGGCGCCTCCCGTTCCGGGATGCGCGCGGTTCCGCTGAGGATGGCCGCCGTTCCGGTAGGGGTTCCGGGGCCGTCCGGAACGGGTTTGGGGTCGTCTGACCTGCGGAAACGTCGGGCGTTCCGGGTGTTCCGGCTAGATGCGCCGCGTTCCGGGTGTCTGTGCGCACCGTGTTTCCGGGGATGCGCGCGGTGAGTGAGACGCAGGTCACACTGTCACACGCCATCACCGCTTGCATTACCGCATGCGGTGACGCATACTGAGGGAGAAGGCAAGAACACAACTCAACGAAGCGGGCATCGGGTAACCGGGAGCATCACTCCACACGCTGGAGCGGACCACCGGCCGGACCTCAGAGGGCAGCGGCGAGGAATCGTCAAGCAGGCACTCTCCGCGACGGGACATAGCAAGAGCAGGGATGCAATGCCCCTGGCTTGCTACGTGCTTACGCCACATCGGCGCCGGCGCGTAGTGGGGTGAGAGCAATGGGAATCTACGTCGTTACGAACGACGGCATCGTCAGCACGTTCGGCACGCTTACCGCCGCGCTGATCTTCGCCAGCATGACCGGCGGGGACTTCGTTGGCGAGCTGGTTGCCAGCTGATCACGATGGTTCCGGCATGGATACGCGCGGCTTGGCGTGCGCGCGGCATGTGTGAGCAGTGCGGCGAGCGGCCGTACGTAACGGAATGGGCGGGGAACGGTCAGCTTCTGTGCTGGCCGTGCTGCCAGACACGACAAGGGGAGTCACGATGAAGTACGCCATGGCAGTGATCCTGCCTGACGGTGCGTAAGGCCGTACCGCGGTGGCAGCGCGCACTGCTGGTCTTCGGCGCGCTGCCGATACCGGGCCCGGTTGACAACGTGGCGTTCATCGCCGCAGTTGCCATCCTGGCGATCTTCTACCGTCCGCTGCTCCGCGTGTGCGTGCGTGCGGCGCAGCTCGAATCCTGACGGCTATTCATGGTGCGTGACAGGCCTCGCCTGTTGCGTTGCCACGGACGTCCGTCCGAACCAAACACCTTGTTCCACCTGGGGGAAGTCATGCATGCATCCATCACCGTCAACCGCACCGAACTAGCCGCCGCTGTTACGTTCGCCGCGCAAGCATCACCGAAGCGGCCCGTGCTCGAGGTGCTTACCGGCATGCGGGTCACGATCAGCGCGGGCACGCTCGAGGTCGCAGCGTTCGATTACGAGCTCGCCGCAAGGGCGAAGGTTTCCGGCGAGGCGAGCGGACCGGCGGACATGCTGGTTACCGGCCCCGAGCTTGTGGCTGCGGTCAAGTCGCTGCCGAAGGGCCGGAAGGTCACCGCGGAGATCACGCTCACCGATGGGCGGATGGTTATCGTCTGCGAGGGCACCGAAACGGTTCTGTCCGCGCGTGATGACGCTGACGAGTACCCGCAGTTGCCGGCGCTGCCCGCGGAGTCCGGTGTTATGGACGCTGAGACGTTCGCCCGCACGGTTGCGCGTGTCGCCGCATGCGCGGGCCGTGATGACACGCTGCCCGTGCTTACGTGCGTATTCCTGACCGGTGAGGATGGCGTGCTTGAGATGGCCGCGACTGACCGTTACCGGCTGGCGGTTGACCGGCCGTCCTGGACCGGTGCTGCCGGCCTGCAGATCCTGGTTCCAGCGCGTGACCTTGAGCGGTTCGCGAAGAAGTCCGACCGTCACGGGAAGATCAGCCTGCACCTGGACGCGCAGCGCGCCGGTTTCACCGACGGCACCCGGACGATGATCGTGCGGACCATGGATGGCAGTTTCCCGCGCGTCCATGCGCTCCTGTGCGACCAGGACGACACAACCGTGACCGTTGACGCTGCCACGCTCACCGCAGCGGTTACCCGCGCAGCGCAGCTCATGGGCCGCAACGAGCGGATTGGATTCGAGGTCACCGGTACCGGTGTCACTGTCCGCGCGATGCGTGACGGCCAGGTCACCGGAACGCAGACGGTGCCCGCCACCATTGACGGTCCCGAGCTCGAAACGGGATTCAACGCCGGCTATCTCGCCTCAGTGCTTGCCGGTATCGACGGTGAAGCGCGGATCGGGTTCGTGGGCGCCGTCAAGCCGGCGCATGTCCGCGCGGCTGATGGGTTCACCGCGATCGTCATGCCGATTCGCCAGCCTGAGTAACTGTCCGGAGATTCACGGGCGCGCATGCCTTCCGAGGCGTGCGCGTCCGCGGCTTATCCGGCCACGTAAACCACGCATCACCAAGGGGGAACCATGAACACGATCACACGCTGGGCCGGTACTGCCGTCCTGGCCGCCACGGTGGCGATCACCAGCACCGCGTGCGGTACGAGCACACCGGGCCCGTCCGCGGCATGCCAGAAGGCGACCGCCGCGGTGGACGCCTACACCGCATGGGTCGCGGCGAACACCACCTACCCGAACGATTCCCTCACCGAGGGCATGCAGATCATGACGACCGATGATGGCCTGCTCGCCGCGATGGCTAAGGCGGGTTGTCCTGGTAATACCAAGATCACGCCGCTACCGGGCAGCTGACCGGAGGTTCACGGGGAGTCACCGCGCATCTAGCGCGGCGGCTGCCCGCGGCTATCCGGCCGCAACCACCAGCAACACAAGGGGGAAGTCACGATGGAAACCACCATCGACGGCACGGAAGCCGTCACCGAAACCACCACGTCAGCGCCGGTCATCAATGGCGCTGAGATCCTCGACGAAGTAGAGCGCTACCTGCGCAGGTTCGCTGTTTTGCCGTCCAGTCACGCGGCCACAGCGATCACGTTGTGGGCGGCAGCGACACATGCGGCCCAAGCTTTCGACTGCGCGCCACGATTGGCGTTGATCTCAACCGAGCCGGCCAGTGGCAAAACGCGCGTGCTGGACCTGCTGACGCTGCTCGTCGCGAAGCCTGAGCCAATGTTCGACATGACCGGGCCCAGCCTGTTTTCGCTGATCAGCGCCGAGCATCCGACGATCATGCTGGATGAGACCGATCAGTTTTTCGGCCGCGGTGGTGGCGGGGGGAAGCGGAACGTGATCGCGATCTTGAACACCGGTTACCGGCGCGGCGCGACAGTGCTGCGGATGGAACGCGGCGCGGCCGTCCGCTACGACGTATTCTGCCCTGTCGCGCTTGCCGGTCTCGGAAAACTTCCCGACACGATCGATTCACGGTGCGTAAAGGTCAAGATGCGGCAGCGCAAGGCCGGCGAGAAGTGTGACCGCTACATCCCGCGGTATCACGCACCGCTCGGCCAGCAGATCGGCAAGGCGCTCGGCGCGTGGGCAACCTCGGTGGGCGCCGAGTTGGCGACCGCTGAACCGGAGCTACCGGACGGCGTGGAAGACCGCGCAGCCGAGCTCTGGTGGCCGCTGCTCAGTATCGCCGATATTGCTGGGGGTTCTTGGCCTGAGCGCGCTCGGGAGGCATGCGTAGCGCTGGCCCGCGGCGACAGTAGCGGAGAGAGGGACGTTAAGCCGCCTGCACTCCAGTTGCTTGACGACCTCGCCAGTGTCTGGCCCGCCGGGGCCGATCGGATGGCAACCGCAGACCTCGTGCGCGAGCTGCTTACCCTGCCGGATTCCCCGTGGGCGGCCATGTGGTCACCCATGACCGCACCTCGCGAGATCGCCGCGCTTCTGGAGAGTCACGGCATCAAGCCCGCCAAGATTCGCATTGGTGAAAGGACAATGCAAGGCTACCGCCGGCCTGCTTATCTGCCCGAAGCGGCAAAGCGGGAAGCGGAAGCCGTACCCGCCTGAGAGAAAAGAACGCGCGTCGCGTATTCCTTCGGGAGTATCGCGGCGCGCGTTTTTTATGTGGCCTTTTAGTAACAGGTGTCCGCTAGACTGTTCGTATTAGATCCCCGCGCCTGCGTCAACAGGCCGGGGACGTGGCCGACCTGATGAAAGCAGGCCGACATGACCGAGGATACGCCGGCAACCGGCAACGCCGATGCCCGCGAACGTGCCCGCGAATCTGAGCGCAAGTACCGCGAGGCTAACCGCGAAGAGATCAACGCACGTCGACGACGCTCCAGGGGCGCGAATCCCGAGCCGAAACGGGAACAGGACCGGCGCTACCGTAAGGAAAACCAGGACAAGCTCCAGGCTTACCGTGAGGCTAACCGTGAGCGGAAAGCGGAACTTAACCGGGAATACCGCGCCGCCAACCGCGACCGCATCCGGAAGCGCAGGGCCGGCCGACAGCGCGAGTACTACCAACAGGCCAAGCTTGACCCTGACTTTATGCAACGGCAGCGTGAGGCGCAGCGGAAGTACCGCACAGCCAACCGTAAGACTGTGAGGATCCTCGAGCGGCTTCGGAAGCACGGGCTTACGCCGGACGGGTGGAGTGCTCTATGGGCAGCAGCAGATGGCCGGTGCTACTTGTGTCAGCGCGAACTCAGGCCAGACGAGGCGGTAATCGAGCACGACCATCGATGCTGCCCGGAACACACCTCTTGCGGTGCCTGCCGCCGGGGGTTCGCCTGCGGTAGCTGCAACGCCGCAATTGGTTTCGCTGACGACGATCCAGAGCGCCTGATGCTGATGGCGGCCAACCTGCGCACCGCAATCGATGCGGTGGCCGAACGCATGAGCGCCCGGCCCGTGCAAGGCACCCTGTTTAGTCCTGGCGATGCAGCCTGACTTACGTCTTCCCGAACGCGATCTCGGCGGTAACCGTCCCGGTGCCCGTGTAGCCGGTCAAGGCCGCTTTGAAGTACCTCGCCAGAGGCAGGCCCGTCACCGCCGTCCCGGCTGTCACTGCGGTGACCGCAGAGCCGGCCGGGAAAAAGTTCACGCCGTCCAAGGATGCGGAAAATTGAATGCTGAACGCGCTAACGACGCCAGCCGTCTCCACGAAGATTGAAACTTCATCCTTCACGTCCCCGGCGTCAGCGACAGCGCTCGTCGTGTTCGCGGACACCGCGCTGAGCAGGGTCACGATGTCGGCCACCTAGATACCCGCGCTTTCGCCGCTCTCGTCGACGATGCCGACAGCGACCTCACCGGGCGTGATGGTGTCCGGGCCCGGGAGGGAGTTAACCTCCGCGGTCACCTCATCGGACTCGTCCGCATCCGCCGGCTTGAAAGTTTCCGCGAACGCATCCGCTGGCAGGTGGGAGATGTGCCCCGCCTCGTCCCGCACCACGTACTCACCGGTGCGGACGGGGATCACGACACCGTGCCGGCTGATGATCGACAGGACACCGGCCTCGACGTTGAAGGCGTCAGCGTCGAGGCGGAGGAATTCCAGCACCGCACCGGAGCCGTCAAGGGGGACCGCTTCAACCGTGCCGGCCTGGCCGTCTGTGCGGACGTAGCGCCTGTTCAGGCGGCCACCAACGTAGCTGCTGGTCATACGGTCACCTCTGGGTCTGTGTCGGCTACCGTGAACGCCTCCGTGAACTCATCCGCCGGCAGGTGCGTCACCTGCCCGGCATCGTCCCGTACCACATACTCGCCGGAGCGGATATTCAGCACCGCACCCTGCGGGGTCTGCACGCTCAGAATCCCGGACACGGGTTCCCATGAATGCCCGGCCGCGCCGAGGAACGTGAGCACATCGGGCACGCTGTCAGCCGTGAGCAGCATCGCCTCGAGCGGGCCGTCTTTAACGTCGGTGCGGACGTAGCGGCCGGCCATCAGACGGGCTCGATCACTTTGAGCTTGACCATCGCCGTGCCCGCTGGTGCGGCGGCACCACCCGAGCTCGGTGGCGCGGTCAGGGTCAGGTTTGTGCCCAGTGCGGTCGGTGCGCCCGCCACCTGCTGCCGGGTGAACGTGGTCCCGCCCGCCTGCGTCACGTAGGCGTACCAGCCGTTTGCGTCGGTCACCGATGGCGGGGATGGGATCGTGATCGTCGACGTCGTACCCGACGTGGTCACTGGGCCGTTCACGGAGGCGACCGTTTCCCCGTACAGGTTCACGTACGTGACCTCCACCCCGTACACACCCGCCAGGACCGTCCCGCCCGTTCCCGCGGTCGTGGGCGCGGGGACAACGGGCGGGAGAAGCGCCGAATCCACACCGACCTGCAGCTGTGAGCCGAACACGGCCGTGGAAAAATCCGTGTACCACCATTTGGCGGCCGCCGGGGCCAGCACGCGCTCATGTTTCACCGCCAGGCCCTGCTCTGTCAGCATGGTCTTAAACGTCACCCAATGGGCGGCGCTGTCGGTGTTGTCGACCAGGATGAGCGTCCCCCCGGTGTTGTTGAACACGTTGCCGTTGACCGGGTCTATGGCCACCTCGGCGGGGTCGGCTACACCGGCGATCCCGTTGGTTGTGGTGCTGGCGATCACAGTTGGCGCCATGGGCACGTCCTTTCACTTGCGATGCGCCCGTGGCGCTTTCTTTGGCACGATGACGGGCATGAGCGACGAGGGTGAACTGCCGCTGGAGATGCCGCAACTGGCCAGGGTGACCGTTCCGTTTACCGGCGTCCAGCAAGCCAGCCTGAACGACTTTCAGATCAGCGGCACCTGGCATCCCTACACCTGCCCGCTTGATCACGACTGGTGCGATGAGCCAGAGCACATCCTCAACGTGCTGAACGAGGAGGGCTTCACATGCTCCTGTACTGGATGCGGTTACACGCAGGACTGGGCGTACGCCTACACGGTGGACTGGTCCTGGCGGCGGAAGAACGCCTAGCGCTCAGGATCGCGTTCGGTGTCGATCTGCTCATGCCGGACCTCACCGGTAACCGTCGTCTCACCGGCCACAGTGTCCTTGGACAGGCGGACCCGCTCAACCGGCACCGTCTCCGTGGTCACGACGGGCCGTTCCGCGTGGAGGATCACCTCATGCTCGGCGGTGGACAGGTCCTCCCCGGTCATGGCCTCGTCCACGTTCGCGGCGGTGATGGGTTCCCGTTCCACCCGGACCTCTTCATGGCTGACCGGCACCGTCTTCGTGACCTGCTCGGTGACGATGACCTTCCGCAACCGCACCCGGCCCGTCTCCGCCGTTTCCGTGCCGACGTGCATCTGCTCTTCCGACCGGGTCATCGCATCAGGGGCGGACACCGGCAGCGGCGGCACAGGCTCGGCGGGGAACGGCGGACTGGTGTAACTCAGCCCATAGTGCAGGAAGATCTGCTCCTCCCGGTACGGGGACAGCTTCCCATCGGAACCGATCCGCGGCGCGCCGGTGATCGTCTCCTTCGCGGCAGCCAGCTTCACGTCACCGCTGTGGCTGCGGAACTGGGCCAGGGCGACCGGCACGAACGTTTCCTTCGACCCGAACAGGCCGGTGGTCACGGTCAGCCACTCGGGGGCACCGGTCACCCTGTCCTCGTAGACGGCGGTGACGTGGCCGACCTTCTGGCCGTCCCGATCGCGGGCGGTCGCACCGATCAGTGCCTGAGCCTCGTCATGGGTGAACACGCGATCTCCTTGGATGGTTAACCGACGTGTGACCCGCACGCCCCGCAAAACGACTTGTGGACGCGGGCTTTCGGGTGCGGGCACGGTTCAGGTGCACGGAAGGGCACACGCCCCGGTGGTGATCCGGCTTGGCCGGCCGGGGCGCGTGCGCCGACCGGCTGACCGGCCGCAGCCAGGGCGACGGTACGCAGCCACTCCGAGCGGTTTACCTCACCGCGTGCGGTGTCGATGATCGCGGCCTCAGCGGTTGTGAACTTCGCGGCGAGGGCGATAGTCCTGCCAGCCACGAGGTTTACCTGCCTTCGCTGGGGTTTACGGTAGGCGGATGACGCCCCGCATGACCGGTGACCTGATCGCATTCCTGAACGCGCGGCTCGACGAGGACGAGGACGGTGCCCCG